CGTCGACTGACTGGTTCACGGTATCTACCTTGTACGCCGTAGGTACCGCCGGCATTACCACAACTTTCGGAGCCTTCGCATTGGTTTTCATATCCGTGCCTCTTAGGAGATAACGATCTTCACGTAACCTATTGTACCCCCAGCGTGAACTGAACCACTAGGCTGCAGCCGAGCTCGTTCTTGGGGAAACTCATTAAAATCCGGTCTTGGGTCGCGCAACGCTTGTGGGTCGTCTACAGGAAACTCTCCCAGATGCAGCTGCGGTTGGTCTGGGTTCCAGCACTCAGGGCAGGCTTTTACGTGCGTGTCCCTGTTCTTTACAATCAAATTACGAAGGTCTCGCAGCTTGTAAGGGAACCCACACACATCGCACAGAGCAAGCGCTTTTTGACCAGAAGCAAACCGATTGCTCATGGTTACCTCGTGTAGAACATGCGCGGTACGAAGCGAACAGGGGCCTTCTCACGGTCTTCGCCCGCAGCCAGCTCAAACTGGCGCTCGTACTCCGCCTGCAGCATTGGAACCCGCTGCATGAGCTCTGGGGTTTTCTGGGCGATGTAGTACGCCAGCCCTGCCACCAAACACGGCAAGAAGCGGAAGTTTACATCCGGCGTCTGAACCCCACTACCTGCGTCTTGGATTCTTCTCATGCGCCAATACTTCATGATGTAGTAGGGCGCAAGGATGGTTCCCTGATCTGGAACCGGCCACACAGTTACCGTCGGGTTGTCACGGGCACGGTCAATATACAGCTGAATCGGCCGCCCCTGAGTGAGTTTGTTCGGGATAGTGGAGTACGTGGAGACGCTGATTCTTGAAATGTTGAGGTCAGACTGCGTGCTGACGTTGCCAGCCCCGGTACGAATGACGTGCTCAAGAAGGTCGATGGTGTCAGCAGGTAAGGTGTATGTTGCTACGCCCTGCCCGAGATTCAGCGTGCCTTCCTCGATGGTCCACATGTTGATGCCGCGGTTTTGCCACTCGATGGTCAGCAGGTTCATAGAGCGACGCGCAGTGCGCAGGTCGTAACCGGAGCGCATTTCTCGGCCGGCACGCTCCCACGCTTCTTCCGCAATCTCGGTGAAGTCTAGATTGAACGCTGTGGTGCCGGACGTTGCCATGCCTATTTCCTCTTCAGCGGCTGCACGCGTTTAGGTGCGCCTGCGGGCTGGCCCAAATTCTTTTTCTGGGCGATCCGCGATTTCTTCTCGGCCGCCGTCATTTCGGAAGCGGTCTTTGGCGTTTTTTCGGAAACGCGTTTGGTCGGTCTGCAGTACGGAGTACCGCGTTTTTCGCCTTCTTGCCGACCACACGCTTTTCCTGTGCGAACGTCCTTCCACTCTTCTTTGAACCAACGCTTCAGCGCCGCGCCTTTCTCAGTCTTCCGAACGGCCATATCAGCCTCCTCGGTTTTTTCTGCACTTGGCGATGGCGCCCGACGCGTAAGCTGACGGGAACACGCGGTACTGGGCCTTCACTTTACGGTAGCAAGCGTCTTTGACGGTGCCGCCTTCTTTGAACCCCGGTATTTTGCTGGGGGCCACCGCCCCCATCCCGCGACAGGGCATCATGGTTAGGCCATCTTGCCCTTGGTATGGCCCTTCATGCAGCAGCCGTCAGCGCGAGTAACGCCGCCTTTGGCGTAGCCTTTGGTCATGCCGCCACCCATCATTTTCTTGGTGCCACAGGAGCCGCCCATCGCCATTTTCTTCATGGGGCCGGAGCCTTCCATATCCATGCGCTTACGGGGGGACATCATCTTCATATCCATCTTCATTTCTTAGCCCTCTTGGATTTGCGCGTATCGGCGCGGTTGTACTCTTTGGCAACCTCCACCGGTATACCGGCCTTGGCTGCAAACTTCGGGTTATGGGCAGCTGCTGCCATGAACTTGCGCTGACGCTTTGATGTCGACGGCATGATTACCTCAGCAGTTCCAAGCCCGCAGGCTCTTGTTTATGCGGCTGTTCGGGTCATTGGCCGTTTTCGAGCTGGTGTTCTTGGCTTTCATACCCTTCATGCGTGCGCAGAACGACTTGCGGCGGGCCGCGTCCTTGTCATTCTTTGGGTTAGGCGCAGGTGGCTTCAGGTTCATGCCTTGCGCCTTTGCAGATGCCCGCCCCTTTGCGTTGAGTCCGCCTTTTGGGTCTTTACCTTCTTTGCGAGTCCAAGCTGGTGATTTAGCCACAGAACACCGTCACATTAGTCACTTCAGTTAGTGTCACCACCGCAAAATCAGTTCGATTGTTGCGAGTTGTCAGGATACCCTCTCCCGGAATAGTAACGCTGTCCGAGAAAGCCCCGGAGCCAGCTGGGGTGTCGATCTTAAGCAGTGTCGCACCAGTGGGGCTGTTAAGGTTGAAACTCACAGAGCCAGCGTTAGCAGCGCCCACAAAGTAGAAACTCTTGATGCGCGTACGCGGAAGCGCGAGCGAACCACTTGAACCAATCTTTACGTTGCCTGCGGAAGCACCACTTGCGGTAATGCTGGACACCGAGGTGTAGTAATTGGTTGTTGTGGCCGCCCCGGCGTTGGCGCCTGTCACCACTTCCGTGGTATTGGCCCCGGTCAAATCGCCCACTTTGATCCCGACGACGGTAAACGTAATGCCGCTGTCATTCCCAGCAGACGTAATCGCCAGCTTGTAGCCGGTGCCGTAAGGAGACACGCTCGTAGTAAGCAACGTCAGCGCACCAGCCCCAGCAATCGAAGCGTTTGCGCGCAGAATGTCGTCATCCGGAGCCGGGTTTATAGCCCAAATATCATATTGCATGACTTACTCCTTAATCAGACCTTGCATAACCATTGCTTTTCGAGCTGCAGAGCCAACCGGCGGGAGCTCCACCGGTGCAGCTTGCTGCTCTTGCGTGACCTTTTTGGTCGACTTCTTGGGTTTTTCAGTTTTGACCTCAGTCATAGGTCACCCCTTAGCGAGTTTGCGCCGCCATGATGTAGTCGAGGGTTGTAGCGCGGGTGCCAGAAGCGGAGCCTGAAAGGCTCATGGCTGCTACGGTCAGGTTCTCATCGTCAGGGATGTTGGTGGTGTGCTGAGCAACCACTTTGCCGTTGACGTAGAAAGTCACACTGCCAGTACCATCGACACGGAAAGACAGAACCACGTAGGTGTTATCGGCCAGATCAACGCCGGAGTCTGTGGAAGTCTCAGTGCCATCCTTCTCTGTTTTGCACAGGATAGAGGCGTTGCCATCGTCTACCTGAAACACGATGCGGTCAGCTGCAGTCAGCATGGCTTCCGGGTTGGTAGCGAAGTTTACAGTCAGGCCCACACAGATGTCGGTCTGGTCAGCGTCGTTGCACTTGATGCGGGTGGAGAAGAAAACGCTGCTGTTTGCGTCAACAGAGAACACTTCATTGCCTTGGATTGAGGCGCCGTCATCGTCAGTTGTTGCGGCAGATGTCAGGGCCAGCTCACCGCCAACGGTGTCAGCAACGATTGCTGCAGTAGCGCTTGAGTCCTTTACGACAGTCCAGTCATTGGTGCTGTCCAGCGCTACGCCGGTGAAGTCGTCAGCCACAGTAAAAACGGCGAGGTTGATGCCGATGGGCATCTCACCCATACCAGCAAAGTAGGGGTTTGTGTTTGCGCCAGAATAGAGTACGGGGCCGGAGAAATGCGTATTCGCCATTTAGAAATCCTCACATGCGAGTAGTGCGCAACTCTGTCTGCATGTCGTCAGCGCCGAGGTATACGCTGTCAGAGTCACGGAGAAGCCCCCGATAATCAGAGACTACCATATGATTCCCGCGGGTGTAACTGTTCTTTTTGTCGTCTCGCCAAGAATTTTTCAGGGGGACTGTTGTACTTTTGCAAATTGCACTTTGGGAGTAGCAGTTGCACGTTATCGTCCGTATCTTTGCCGCCTAGAGACAGCGGCATAATGTGGTCCAAGTGGTAAGTAGTATTTAATGCTTCGCCGCAGCAAGCGCACAGACCGTTTTGCCTCACTAAAAGCAGTTGCACTATATTCTTAGACAGCTGGCTACCATTACCGCCCTTCCTCGCTCTCCGCGTTGCCGATTGCAAACGCGAAATTGAGGGGTCATTTTTTCTTTGCTGCCTACGTTTTTCGTTTGTGGCTTGTTGGGTACGCTGTCGATACTTTGCGCCGAGTTCTCTTTTTTTCTCGGCGTTTTTTGCGTTCGATTTTCTTGATATTGCGTTGCATTTGTCTCTATTCTTAGCCGCCCACTGTGAGTGTCTCGCCAGTGTGCACTTCTTACACCTGCCGTCCGCGTAACGCTCGCTATCCATATCGCACTTTTTACAAAACTTATTCATGTTGTTCCCTGACGACATGCAGTATTTGAGCGAACTGTAAGGCGAGCATCGTTCCGCGTCAACGCAAAAACAAAAAGGGCCCCGAAGGGCCCTTTCGTAACGACGTAAGTCGTTAATTTGCTTAGGCAGCGCCGGGCGAGCCGAAGATACCAAGCGGGTCAGAAACACCAAAGCTGTAACGCTCGCGTGCCTTGTAACGGGCGTTGCCAGTGTCAAAGTCGGCGTCCATGGATGTCTGCATCGGGGTGCGGACGAAGTGCTTCAGGCCGTTCGGAACGTCAGTCATCAGGAACCATGCGTTGTTGTCCGTCAGGTAGTTGTTGACGGTGTAACCGCCGGGGATACTACCCATGGAGCGCATAGCGTTGATGTCGTTGTCCGCGGTTGCCGGGCGCAGTTCAGTTTCGAGCAAACGAGTTGCTACGAACTGCAGCGACGGAGGCACAACCAGCTTACGGGCCTTAGCGGCAATCAGCAGGCCACGTTCGTCAGTCCATGCGGCGATCTGAATGATGGCGGCTTCAAGAGAAGTCTCGTTCAGGTCAGCAGGAGTTGCCGGAGTGTTGCTGTTGGTGCCGCCGGAGACCAGCGGGTGGTCAGTGGCGCACAGAGTTTTACCGTCACCGTAGGTCACACCAGAGCCGGAGAACGCATTGTTCAGAACGGCAGCGGCCTTGACCTGCTTGGTGTACGCCATGGCACGAGCCAGTGCTTTGGTATAGCGGGTAGACAGACTGTCATACAGGTTGTCTTCCACAGCTTCTTCAGTGATGGAGAAGCCCATTGCAATGGTTTCGTGAGTGTAGCGTGCGGTGAACGCTTCTTGTGCGTTGTCGTACGCAATGGCAGCGCCTTCGTTTTTAACCGGGGCGGCACCAAAGCCAGACAGCTTGGTTTCTTCTTCAAAGGAACGCTCAGAGCTTTCGGTCTCGAAAATCTCCGCGTGCTCCTCGCCGTAGCGAGCGTATTCCATGCCAAACAGAGCGTTAAGCCCCGGCAGGAGTTCTTTCAGTAGCTGGGCGCGTGAAATAGCCATGTTCGCCTACTCCTTAAATGCCAGTGTTCACAGACATGCTGTGGAAACCGGGGTTGATTTTAACCAGAACGTCCGGGAACGCATCTGACACGGGGGACACGAAGGCTACAATACGCAGCGCAGCGGGCACAGTGACAACCGTTGCGTCAAGCGCACTGGTTGAGTTGCCTGTACGAGTGCTGCCGGTAGAAGTGCTTTGTGCTGCAGCGAAGAACGTGTTGGCGCCAATGGCGGCCTGTGTAGCAGTACCATCGAGCTGGGCTGCGAACAGAACCATGGGGTCATCCACGACAAACGCTTGTACCACACCGGTGGTGCCGGAGGGGTAGTACTGGCTGAAAATCAGCTGGCCCTGAGCGTTGATGTAGCTGCAGCCGACGAATACGCCGAGAGCACCTGTCGCGCTAGTGGAACCAGTCGGCCAGTCGTTGGTAGTTGCATCAGCACCGGTACCGGTGACAATGTTGACGTACCCGTTGGCATTGATGTACACCACGCTTCCGTAGAAGATGTTGGTGTTGTAGCCAGCCGGGTCAATCAGGAACGTAGAGTAGGCCCCTGCGTAGGGCATCCCATCTACGCGCTTAACGGGACGAAGCCCGTACGGTGCGGCAGTTGTAGCCATGATTAACTCCTAAATTAACCTTTACCAAAAGTAACCGTGGTCTTTCTCTCGTTGAAGAGAGGCATCCTCGGGTCGTTTTCTCGCATAAGGTTGTTGTCCACGGCGACCATCTGTGAGCGGTTCTGGTGGGCGTAATAGTCATTACGCTCCTTGACCAGCTCAGTGGGCGCTTTACACAGCAGCAAGCCACCAATCACGATATTGTCCTTGAACCGCTCGTTTTCGATGCTGCTCAGGAAAATCTCAGGGTGGTCTACTGCGCGCACGGGTTCCCAACCTTCACGTAGCTTAGAAGATACATTGATCGCATCAGCTTGGCCTCTGGTACTTACGCGGACCCAATGAAACGAATACCCGGGCTCCGGATTCGGAGTGGGTAGCACTTCTGGGCGGCGCCATGCTTGCTTGCGCGGGGTGCGCTCGCGTTTTTCCAGTTCTCGGTCTAGTCTGTTATCGGCCATTATGATCTCCTCAATAGCGCAACCTGTTTGGCGTAGTCTGCAAGGGATACTCCCATTCGTTTAGCAAGCGCAATCTGTGTTTCGCTTAATTTGACCTTGATAGGGCCAGTGCTCCGCGTAGCGGGTGCCACCACAGTTGACGCTTTCTTTACTTTCTTGGGCTCCGGTGCATCATCAACATCTTCATCGAAGTTCTCTGGGAACAACTGTCGCATACGAGAATTTACTTTCTCGTAGTATTCGTCTGACTGAGGGTTTACACCCTCTTTAACCAGTTTGCTATGGTAGCCAAGTGCCGCCGCAGTCATCTCGTCGTCACTGCCAAACCACGGATTGTCGTTTCTCCAAGCCTCTGCCTTCAAATCCCGCGGAGGTTGGGCGGGCTGAGTAGGTGCTTTTTGCTGTTGTACATTAACAGGTTGGGATTGTAAAGTCTCCGTATCCTGTTGATCCGCTCGTGGTTTCAGGTTATTCACCTTGTCCAAGCGAATCTGCGCGTTGTTCAAACCCTCTTGTGCCGCGATGATGGCGTCCGTATCACCCGCCTCGTACGCTTCCTTGTACTTCTGCTTGGCGGCCTGCAGCTCGATCTGAACCTGCTTTTTGGCGGACTCCAACAGCGCGTTGTGGCCCTTATCCACTGAACCTTTGAGCTTCTGGTTCTCTTCAATAAGAGTTTTGGCGTACCGCTCAAGTTCTTCGCGCTCACGCAGAGCCTGTTCTTTGGCCCGGCGCTCGTCGTGGTAGCCCTTGGTGAAGTGCTGCAGGCGCTTCTTGACCTTGTCGGAGTAGTTTTCCAGCTCTTCGTCGGTTACTTCATCCGGCGGAGTGGAGGGTTTTTTGTTTCGATCAGCCGGCGGCGTGTCGTCAACAACTTCGATCTCGACATCATCCACCTTCAGCGTCTTTTTCTTCTTGCCAATGGTTTCTCTACCGACGGCATCTTCTACCTCGATCCGCAGGTCTTCTTCCTCTTGCTCTACCTCCACAACCGCCGCGGCTTTCTTGTCGGGGTCCGGAAACTCAAACTCAACTTGTTGCATCGCCATAGTTTATTCCTCATGCACGAGAGATGGCTCTCGGGTTTGGCACAATTGCTTGGATGGAGTCGTCGTTCATCAACCGGTACTCCTGCGTACCAATCTTGAACCTCGTCCCCGTATTGGCTCGGAACATCACGTAGTCCCCCGGCTTACACCACGGGCCTTCAGAGAACCGCTCTTTGTCTTTGTAGGCTTGGTCCCCCATGTCGAGAACCAGCCCGATGGTAGAAAGGATGTACTCCTCGCGCACCGTCTTTTCCGCTTTCAACAGCATCGACTCGCCGAAAGTCTCTTCGACGTTCGGTAGTGCAATGAGAACGTGGTACCCGGTGGGTTTGGGGATCGCTGCCTCAAGGGCGGCTTTTTCTTTCTCCTCTTGCTCTATCTTCTTGCGTCGCTGCAGTTCCAACTCTTTCATCGCTGCGGTTTTTTCAGTCATCTTCTTGTTCCATAAAGTTTTTCGCAAGGTCTTGTACTTCCTGTCTAGCACGGGTTAGACCTCGAATCATCCCGCACGCTTCTCTGTATGCCTCGAAGGTTTTTGCCCCTCCAGACATTACAAACGCTTCTTGGTCTCGCTGAGCCAAGAGAAGTTTTTCTTCCAGCACGTCAAAGACGGTTTTTGCCACGATCACTCCCTCTTATCTTGTTTCGTAAGGTCCATGATTGCCTTTGCCTCGGCCAAGTCCTGACTGGCGTTAGCTTGGTCTGTCATTGCTGCGATACGAGCGGCTTCCAGAGTCGAGGTGGCCTGTGCTTTCTGGGCATCCAACGCCAGTCTAGCGGCAGCTATCTGCGTATCCGCTTGGTCTTTCTGGGCTTTGCGCTGCTGTTCCGCAGCTTTGAGCTGCAGTTCTTGCATCTGCATCTGCATGATCGGGTCTTGGGCCTGTTGGGCGGCGGCCTGCTGGGCTGCGGCGGCTTGTTTCTGCTGTGTGTTCTGCTGCGCAGCTTCCGCAATCATGCTCGCCAACTTCACTTCCAGCTCTTCAGGCAGCTCGGCGTTGGGTGCCGGCAGCGGCGCTCCCAGTGCGTTCTCCACCTGCTGTCGGTACGCAAACGCGATGTGTTCCGCAATGTGCGCCATCAGTGCGCCCATGATCTGCTGGGCGGCGGGGTTCTGCCCGATAAACGCGGCAATCTGCGGGTCTTGCATGAATGACTGATGCGTGGCGATGTGCGCGTCGTGGTCTTGGTGGATAAACGCCTTGATCGGCTTGCCCACCAGCGCGTTCATGTTCTCGCTCACGGGGTCCGTAGGCTTGATGTCGTCCTTGGTTGGGACGAGCTTGTCCGCGTTCTTGATCCCCAACACCTCGATCATCTGGCGATGCAGCTGCGGCAGGTCGTAAATCTGGGGCGCTGTCTGGGACATCTGCAGTACCGCTTGGTACTGCACCACGCGCTGGGCCATTGTGCTGGAGTTCGGGTCGCTCACCGGGATGACGTCGACCACTTCGTAGTCTGTGCGCTTCGCCCGGGGCTCCCCTCGGTCCGGCAGGTATGTGTATTCGTCCGGAGCGTACTCGGCAATGATCGCCTTGAGCAGCTTGAACTCCTGCTTCATCGCGTAGTGCACGCGTGACTGCACTGCAGCCATGGGTTTCAACGTGCGTTCAAGCAGCGCAAGCGTCGTTCCGACCGGCGCATTAGCGCTCATGTCGGAGATGTTCATGTCGGAGATCGCCCCCAGACGTCGACCTTCCTCGGTGATCCGGTTCAGCAGCGCGAGCAGTGTCTGGCTCGGCTCTTTGTAGGGCAACGGCATGATATTGTCGCGGATTGACCCGCTCGGCACGTCAACATCGCGGAATTCGCCCGGAGGAATCGGTGTATCGTCCCCTTTTATGCGCAAACCGCGAGTTTTCAGGCCACCCGGCAGGTTTGACAGCGTGCCGGCGTCCACCAGCTGACGAATCAGCGCAGTTCCGGCCTTGGCATAGCCACCAATGATGTGAATCAGGCCCAAACCATAGAATCCGAAGCCCGGAACGTACACGTAGTGCACAAAATGCTGTCTTTTCAGCATCAGAGGGTCGTCTGGGTTCCAATTTCGACGGATCGAGAGCACTTTATTGTTGCCGCGCTCGATAGTGACGACGTAAGGCTTGGCAATTTGAGGAGAATCGTCGTCTTCGTTGTCCACACCGTCGATAACCAGCTCGGCGTGTATCTCATAAATGGTATATCGGTCATCATCAGTGAGTGAATATCCGCCTTCTTCGGCCTTTTTCTCCTCGATGTCGGTGTGGTACGGCACTGGATCGCCCAGTGAGACGTCAGCGTAGAACCCAGCGGCCTGAAGTTTGACCAGTTCGTTCTTGGTTTTGCGCATTACGTGCGTGACGCGCTCGGCGCTCTCTATATTAGAGGCACCGTACGGCACGATGACGTCTTCCGGCGGTATAAAAATGGCTACCTGCCGTCCGATGTTGGGGTCAAAATAGACTTTTTTGAACGCGGAACCCGCCAAACCGAGGGTATACAGCATTCGCTCGTGCTCGGGGCGGTACTCGATCATCACATCCGTCAGCTCGTAGTTCATATCGACCTGAACTCGCAGCGCTGCGTCTTCCTTTTCTCGGGTAACTTCCCCGATGATCTTGGTTCTTACGGGCCCCGCGGCGGGGAACGTCTCACTCATGGCTTCGGCTTGGAATCGTATCGCCGCTTCTGCCAGCACGGTTGAGTACACACCACACGCGCCTTCCCACGGATCAGTGCGCTCGTCGTACTTGAAGCCCAGCACCTCAAGACCCT